ATACAAGCGTGCAAGTAATTGCTTAGCTGCTTCTTCCTGTTGGCATCTTACAGCCAACATAAGGGCAAGTGCATCACGAAGCATACGTCTGGACTCTGTATATGACATTATACGGACCAGGGCTGTCAGATAACCCAGTATGGTACCGATTGGGAGACTAGAAGGAAGTCATCCTAGTTGATTATGGCGGTCCTTGACATATCTGGCCTCTGGTCTGAAGGTGATGACTACCGCCTTATCAAGGCCCTGATGGTCCCGTTTGGGAGCTACACACTGAGCTGTGTGGCCAGCGCCATGAACGACCTGCAGGCGATGTCTACGGTTGCCCAGCAGGACGTGCTGGATCTGTTGGCGGACTATGAAGCGGCATTGACGGTGCGCAGTGAGGTGAACCTGGCCGATACAGAAGGGAAAACGCTGATCCAGGCGGACATTCTCAAATGGCAAGTCAATGACGCAACTCAGCCCTCTGGGCCCCAGCAAGAGCTTGCTAGTATCCGAGATGAGCTATCTATCATCTTTGCCTTCTCAAGCTGCTTACAGGGCCTCCTGGGCGCCTCTCCTGATGGTCCTACGCAACTCATCCGGTCCTGATCGGTAAACTGGGTACAAATTACGCGACAGTACCGTGCATCATCCTGAAGTAGGTGGCGACCTAGGTAAAATCCTTGAAGAGTTTGGCCAGCAGGAACTGGTAGACGTGTTCTGTCTTGGTTGCAACGGTTTTGTTAAGATGAATGCTAATTACGCCAAGCATCTGAGTGGTGAGATCGGGAGCTGCTCACGCTGTCGCGGGTTGAAGCTTAAGCAGTGAGCCCGTAGGGCGAACAAGAGTCACCGAAGGTGAAACTGGGGCCGCTAGCCCCTTTTTTATCGCCTTGGACCAAACCGAAGGACTCCAGCAGCAGATGCCTCGGCCTCGGTGTCGTAGTAGCCATTATGGAGCCGCTTACCGTCGACTGTTGCACGGCATTGCCACTTCTTCAAGCGCTTATGCCAAGAGGCGTACGGCATTCCCTTGGACCTTCTGTTCTGCGTCTGAAGTTTTCTATCTGCCCAGCGTAGATTGGAGGGAGAGTTGTTGCTAACATCTCCATCAATGTGATCCACTTCCATATCGGGCCTATCGTAGCCGCAGGAGAGCACCATTATGACGCGATGAGCTAGGTAGTGTCTGTGATTAAGACCGAAGACGTAATAGCCGCCTTTGTGAGGGCAGCCGGCTTGACGCCCAAGCACCTGGGAATTGTATTTTGGAGCTTTCTTCCAGCGTAGGCCGCTGGCCATGGTCTCGTCAATTTCAATGAATTCGCTGACCGCTTTGATGTCGATGGGCTTTGGGGGCTTCATCCTTGGAAATCTAACTATGGACAGTCTACCAGACGGACCCAAGCAATGGCGTCACCGCTAGCCCCATACATCAACTCTCTAGTCATCTTCCAGGGGCGCGGGACTGTTACGGTCGCTAACGGTAGGTTTACGGAGGCTGACGGAGGGCAGTATATCGTCAGGGCTTTTATGTCCAGGCAAGAATACAAGGGGGTCTCTTCTGGCTCTAAAAAGCTCCCTCTAGAAAGCCAGCTTGATGGCCGAATGATGCCTGGAGCTTCTGGCGATTCATTCTATTATCGCGGATATGCCCTTGAGTGGACCCATCTTCCCGGTGGCGGATTTGATCTTGACGATCCTGATATTACTGGACTGACATTCGCCCAGGTGACCGGGCAGTACGAATGGATGTACACTGGGCAAGAGGTTGGCTTCCTGTTCGGTAACGAAAAGCCTCTAACGGGTAGCCTTGAGCGGTCTAGCGGCGTCTTTGGTGGACAAGGTATTGATCAGATTGTCTACAAAGAAATTGCTGGCGTCCCAATTCAAATCATTGGAGCGGAACTGCAGGAGTAATCATGATTGAGGAGGTACTTGATCACATGGCTAAGCGTGAACTTGAACTCAAGGCAGCGCGACCGGAAGATACAAGGAGTATAAGAATTCCTGGAATAAAGCATATCTTTACCGGGGATGCACGCAACATCGAGTCTTCGTTTGTAGAATTCGCGAAGGAAAAGGGAGCAGAGGTGGCCAGGCGCTTTAGTGAGTCGTTGGAGTTAGAGCTAAAGACAAAACTAGATTCTGCTCTTAGGGCTTCCTGGGGATGGACTTCCGGGAGTCGAGACATTATAGATACAGGTGAACTGGCTGGGTCTCTTAGTATATCCAACGGACCAGATGGAGTTAGTTTTAGTTACGATTCAGAGTACGCTGGCTTGGTTCACTATGGTGGATATATAAGGCCATACGGTAATCCAAATGCGGAACTTGTGTACCTTCCGGCTAGGCCATGGATCGACGCTGTCCTTGGTAACGCTCCTGGCCCTATTGCTCCTATTGACTTTGACTCAATTCTGTCCAAAGCCGCTCGGTAGACTATTGCGCTTTTAAGGTTGTTATGGGCAAGCTTCCCTTTGTTGTAGAGCCTCGGCTTCCCTCTATTATTGAAGAAATCGGATCAGATGAGTCCGGCAAAATTCAAATTGAACGGAAGGGGTACTTGACAGTCGGTGAGAGAGCTTTCTCTCAATCCAGTATGGAAGGCGTCGATGTTCATGGCACCGTCTTTAGCCTTGTTAAAAAGATTGCTGCTGGCCTGAAATGCACCAAGGAAGAGGCCCATGCTTCTGTAACAAGGCTAATCACGGACGCTCCGTCGTGCGACCTTGACGAAAAAGTTCAAGAAAACTATGAAGAAGATCTGACGACAATTCTGAGTCTGCTTGTTGAAAGCCAAAAACGGAAAGAACTCGTTCAGGCTTATACGCTTTTGCTTTACCGGGTAGACCCAACCATTCAGGTCTCGGATGTGCTGGGTCAGCACCCCGACCTGATTAGTGGTCTTTCCAAACTTTTTGAAGAGGAGGAGGCAAGAAGCATTAAGAAACTAGAGGAAGCTATGCCAGCAAAAAATGAACCAGAAGTAAAAGAAGAAGCAGAAAAAAAGTAACCAGCGGAAATAGCCTTACAGTAGATTATGAGTCAATCTACTGGACATTGAAAAGATTCTTCCCCGGCGATCCAGAGTTTACTTGGAGTAACTTTGGATCGCTTCCTGTTGAATATGTCATGGAGGCTAATTTCCGCTGCATGCAGATCAGAAATCAGGAATTGCATTACCTTGAGCGGCCCACGGCTTTGCAGACTCAGTTGCTTGCCAACCTGAATAGAGACAAAAAAAGACAGTCTAGGCCTTACAAGGTTGAAGACTTTTACATGTATCAGCCAAGGGATGAACGTAACCTTCCTCTTGCACGGAATGGCGCAGCGGCCATGATGCTAGTAAGGATGAGGGTATTCCCGTCATGGGCTTTGTTTTGCTATAGAGAGCTTGCATCGGCCTCTGATGGCAGTGCTCCAGAGCTGCTTGCGTATATTGGCGAAGATGCCATCCTTCTTGCTCCGGTCCATAAAACGGGCACGGTAACTGGGATGCTCATCGCGCGAGAAGAAGCCTCCGGCAGGACTGTTCAAATGAAGAGTCCGTGCGGGAGGATTATTACAACTTCAATTCCAATTATTCCGACAAAGATTATAGCGGAAGAAAACGTAACACTGCGACTTAAGTAAGCGCAAACGATACGTCTTCTTCCTTCTTTCCTGTCGGCCATTCCATGTCAAGAGTGTTGATCATTTCATCAACCCTCTTAGCATCTTCTTCGTCGTAAACTCCAAAATCACGAGTGTCACCGGAGAGCCATTGACGGATTCTCCACTCTGATTCAATAGCATAAAAGGGTTGAGCACGGAACCACTCAACCCAGTCTTGGCTTGATTTAGCCTGATTGCAGCATGCGCAGGCTGGGATCACATTAGTGGTTCGATCCTGTCCTCCACGGGATTTGGGGCGGACATGATCAATAGTAAGTTCTGTTAAGCTATTGTCATCAATAGGCGGACGGCCACAATAGGCACAACGGTTGTTCCATGCCTTCTTGATGCCGTCTCGCCACTGTTGGCGAGCCTCGCGGCGGGTCAGGGCGGTCATGTTGAAGATATGCTCCGAGACAGTTTCGTAGAGAAAGAAATGTCCCCTTTGGTCGTACATGTCTCAGAACAGGTTGACGACGCTTGAGGGGAGGCCGTATTCTGCGAAAGCCATAAGCATTCAAGCGTTGTCTACCTGTATTTTACCGACCCATGGAACCCTAAGGCCGGCAATAACTACCCCTCATGAGCCAAGTTTTTCCAACGTCTCCAGAGGTCATCTACGACACGCTGGTGGCAGATACTGAGTTCATGAGCCACATTGGTGATTACGAGTTTCAATCCAATAGCGGCACTCAAATTCCCGCGATTTCCGTCTCAAGTCCGGGGAAATCATTGCCTCAGCTCAGGCGAGTAACAGGGCTTGAGTGCATCATTCATGATGCAGCCGACGTTAGAAGGAAAGATTACGTAGCAGGCTCTTCTGACATCTTGCCGGTTTGGAGGATGTACCTTGTTTGCTGGGAGCCGGCGAACGGGTCTGTTATGACGGCGGCGGTCACGCGAGTGATGCAGCTCTTTTCTGGCGCTTCTTCTTTTGAAACTGTTTCCACGCCAAATGGTATCGGAGCGCTGGTTCAAACAATGGTGACCATTCCGTCCGATAAGCCAATCCTGGCTCCCTGATGAAAGTCTAAACAAGCTTGTTTGACTTTCTTCTGTTTTCGCCAGCAGGCAGTACCTGAAGGTTCCAGGGCACATGCAGACCGCAGCAGGTGCGGCCTTTGAGGGGGTGGATATGGTCTACGTCATACTTGCCGCCGAAGGCCTGCTCTAGGGCCTTTGCGGTGGCGTAGAAGGACTTAATCTCCTCCCAGTGGTCTTCGGTTAGCCAAGGAGGAGTGGCCTGGGCTCGATCAGCACGGGCTTTTGCTGCTTTTGCGGCATTCTTGTCGGGATTGTTTTGACGATACTCCCTATCGAGCTGCTTCATCTTTTCGGGATTGGCAGCACGGTATTCGGCGGACTGAGCGTTGCGCTTTTCGCGGTTGCGGGCGTGGTACTCCTTGTTGCGTTTTTGGATTCGTTCCTTGTTCGCCTCTTTGTACGCGGCCTGGTACTCCTCAAGATGAGCTTTGTTTGCTTCTTGCCATTTCTTCGTACTGGCTCGGGCTTTTTCTCTGTTTTGCTCGCTCCAATTTTGAGCAGAGCTTTTCTGTCTTACGTAAAGCTCCTCATCGCACCATTTAGCAATAGCGGTCTTGGTATACGGTACGATCTTGGCGAGAGCGTAGTAGCTCCAGCCGTCACGGTGGTACCGCCTGATGGCGGCTTTTAGCTCTGGGGTTGCTCGTTTTGTCATAAGACCATTATACAGGGTACCATCGGCCGAGGCCGTGTTCGGAAACATAACGTTAGGTAGGTAAGACCTGCCGACTGTTCCTTCGTCCTAGTCTACCTAGCTAGTATACTATTATGTCAAACTACAGCGCTGCCTTTGGGTATTCAGTCTACATCATTCCGCTGAAGTCCTCTTCTGTCGACACTGCCTTTACCGGCATCACCGGTGGCGTTGGTGCTGGCGCCGGCAACTTTGTCGACACCACTACCGTCATTGCCGCTGACGAAAAGGTGACCTACGCCAGTGGCGTGTTCTCCCTTGGCGCTACTCCAGCGGCAGAGCCGACCGACGGCACCATGCAGCCCGCTAAACTACTTGGCCTGACGAACGCCTCCCTGGAGACGGATACCAACTCGGAGGACGTGATCACCTACGATGATACCTCCAAGGGCTTCAACACTTCAATCGCTACGTCCAAGTCCTGGACCGTCAGCCTGGCTGGCGTGGCAGATTTCAAAGATGCTGCTTACCAGATCCTGCGTATTACCGAGCAGAACACCGTGGCTGACAGCCTGCGTGTGAAGTTCGCCCGTGTAGGCCCCACAGGCACCGTTGAAACCGTTTACGGTTACGGCACCCTTAACGGCTATTCCGAGTCGATTGAGGCCGGTTCTATCGTGAGCTGGGAGTGTGAGCTGATGGGTTACGGTCCGTACGTCATCGAACTCGACGAGAACGCTGGTAACTGATCAAGTTTCTAGCATACTCCAACCCCCTCTTGAAGGGGGTTTTTTAGTGGAAACCTATACCGAGCTTTTGGTGATCTCGTGGCAGAAAAGTACAAGGGCGAATACGTCATCAATGTAAATGCGGACATCTACGAAGCTCACAAGGCAATACAAGCATACGTGGATGGGACCTTCAATGATCTTGAAGAGATAAACAGAAGACTAGGCGGAACAGAAGAACATATTATCGTTGAAAAGATTCGCTGGGAAAGCGATGGCACCAAGAAGGTTGAGACGGAAATTAAAACAATTCTTTCGGAAGTAGAGAAGTTAAAAACATCACTCAACCAAGCCTTCAAGGTTGAGCCTGGCTCTCTTTCTAGCCTGAGGGGAACTGTTAATGAACTGAAGCAAGCAAGGGATGCTACTGTAAAATTTGACCAAGCGACTGGTCAATTAAATCCAAAGTGGGTTGAACTTAACAACAAAGTTAAGGAGACAAATGTTAGCATCGCAAAAGTTAGTGGAAATATATGGGATTTTGCAAAAGCCAAGCTTCCTATTGTTGGAGAAGTTTTAAGCCTTGGCAATGTATTTAACCAGTTTGGGGCGATAGCTCAAACTGTCACTCTGACTGTTCAGCAGTTTATGGCAGCTTTTGAGCCGATCATTCAACGGCAAAAGCAAGTTGAAGGCTTTAGGTTAGCTCTTGGTGCGTTTATAGAAGATTCTGCTCAAATCTCAAACGCATTCAACCAAGCAAAGGCAACATCTCTTGAATTCGGTCTTTCGCTTACTCAGGTAGAAAAAGCGTACAAGCGCTTGACACCTACAATCTTGGCGTCCGGTGGTACCATGCAGGACACTGATGCAGCCATCGAGGCCCTTGGCGCCAGAACAGTTCAACTTGGCCTGAATAGCGAGCAATCTAGCAGGTATGTGGAAGCGTTTGCTCAGGTCATGGGTAAAGGCAAGTTACAGTCCGAAGAATTGAATCAGCAGTTCTCCGAACTGGATGGCGCATTGCGTAGTCAGCTGGCCACCTGGCTGGCTACGAATAAAGGCATCTATGACCTTGGCGACGCCATGAAAAATGGCGAAGTAAGTGCAACCGACTTCCGTGAAGCTTTTGTTGCCATTTCTCAAGGCGCAGTTAATCAATTAAGTGGAGACATGACTCTTCTTATTGATCGAGTAAAAACGCTTGGCGAAGAAGGAGGGGTTACTGTTCAACAACTGGAAAACATCAAGGGTACCCTTGATACCATGACGATGGAAAGTCTGGCCCAATCCACCAGTGGCTTTGGCGAGGCAATGCAGGCAGTTGGAATTCATTGGTCTAAGTTCTGGGCCTCCTCTTCCCAAGGACTGCCTACACTTAAGGCCTTGTTCCAAGGAACTCTAACCGTTCTTGGATCTATTGTTGAAACCCTTCTTCACGTTACCGGCATTATATTCAAGCTATTAGCTTATGTTACAGAAGGAATTCTTTGGCTTTTAAGCAAATTTCCTGGCGTCGAAAGTGGATTCAAGGCTATTGAAATTATTTCTCAAAAAATGGCAGAAGGTTGGAGGATTCTTGCCGACTTGATCAACCCTGTTAGTGTTGAACTTCAAAAAGTTGGACAAGATCAAACCAAAGTCGCGCAAGATGCAACCCTGTTAAAGGCGGCCTATGACGCCAATAAGATCAGCTTGGACGAATACATCCAAGGCATTGTTAAGCTTCAAGAAGCCAATGATAAGGTTGTAGAGCAAACAAAAGAAAAGTTTGACACAGAGGCCAAGAAACTGAAAGAAATTCAGGAGGCGATGAATGAGCGATACAAAGAAGAACAAGATAGAATCAAAGAGCTGATCGAAAAAGAAAACGAGAAGAAAGAAGCCGTTAAGGCTCAGTACGATGAACTTAAAGCAAAGGCAAAAGAAGCGCACGATGAAAAAATAACTCAACTTAAAGATGAACTTCAAAAGGTTAAAGACAAATACGCTGCCGAACTTGAGGCGATCAACGCATTGACTCCAGCTCAAAAAGAGCAGGAAAGGCTGCGTCAGCAAAAACTCTTAGACATCCTTGCCAGCAACGAGGCAACGTATGAAGAGAAAGTAAATGCCCAAGCTCAGCTTGACACGATGGCTCAGCAAGCCAAGGCGCAAGAAATCAAGAAGAAACAAAAGGAAGAAGAGAAAAAAATCAACAAAGAAATTGCCGACGAGAACAAACGCTACAAAGAAGAAGAAAAGAAACTGAACGAAGCACAAAAAGAAGCACTGGATTCCATTGCTTCTGCAGTTAAAGATCTGAAAGAGCAACTGAAAGAAAGCCAGGATAACCAAAAAGAAGCAAACAAAAGGATTGACGAAGCTGTCAAGCTTAACAAGAACCTTGGCCTTACCCTGGATCAAATTAACGGGAAAATCGACGCTCAAGTCACAAAAGTAGAGGAAGCAAAAACTTCCTACGAAAAAGCTAAGGAACAAGCGTCACTGCTTGCTGACGAGCTGAAGCGTGCTGCAGATAACGCTGCAAAAATCAAAATTCCGGCCGGCGCCCCTAACAGGTTTGCTGGTGGCTCTGTTTCTGGCGGCAGTAAGTACACCGTCAACGAACTCGGTCAAGAAGGTTTCCTGTCAAGGAGTGGCGTGCTGTCTGCTATCAACGCACCGTCTTGGGGTACCTGGACGGCTCCGGGATCCGGTACGGTTATTCCCGCCGATGTCTACGCTTCAATTAGGGCTGCACAGGCATCCAGGAGCGCCTCTGCGGGGCCTGGAATCGCTGTTAGGGCAGATGGCTCGGCTCAAGTCGCGGCGCTGCTCAGAGGGTTCTCTGGTGGCGATAACATTCAGAACAATGTTACGGTTCAGGCCGTCAACAC